TTCAGTGAAGTTGTAGGAACTGTGTAATAGGAGACCCACACAATTATGGCATTAAACAGAAACATTTTTTCGGTTCCTAATAACGAACGATCAATTGATTCATTCAAAGCAAGACTCGTACAGGGTGGTGCTCGTCCTAACCTCTTCGAGGTTGAGATGGACTTCCCCTCAGGTGTCGGTATCTTTGACGAAGAGATTGAAAACACGACTCATCGTATGATGATTAAGGGAGCACAGTTACCTGCGTCAAACATACAGGAAGTTGTTGTACCTTTTAGAGGTAGACAATTGAAAGTAGCAGGTGACAGAAGGTTTGACCCATGGACAATCACAGTCATCAATGACGGTGATTTCAAACTCAGAGAAGCATTTGAGAGATGGGCAAACTTTATTATCAAGGTATCTGACGGTTCTGGTACCATCAATCCAACAGATTACTTTGCTGACTGGGTGGTCAACCAACTTGGAAGAGCAGACACTGATCTAAACGTACGTGGTGATCAAAGTGGTGCTACACTTCCAGTCTTGCGTAGATACAAGATGCATGGTTGCTGGCCTTCAGTGGTAAGTCCAATAGAACTATCTTATGATACTGCTGACACAGTAGAAGAGTTCCAAGTAACACTTCAAGTCCAGTGGTGGGAAGCATACGATGGCAGAAACAACGATTCTGTGGTATAATACATAGAAGAACAAGGAAAATATTATGGCAAAACTCTTTGGGTTCTCGATTGAGGATCCCAATGATAAGAAGAAGAAAGGTGTAATCAGTCCAGTTCCTCCTAATAACGAGGACGGGGCTGATTATTTTCTATCGTCAGGATTCTATGGTCAGTATGTTGACATTGAAGGTGTTTTTCGTACAGAGTTTGACGTAATAAAAAGATATCGTGACATGGCATTGCACCCAGAGTGCGACACTGCCATTGAACACGTTGTAAATGAAGCGATTGTATCTGATAGTAATGATAGTCCAGTAGAGATAAACTTAGATAATCTAAACGTAAGTGATAATCTCAAGAAAGTAGTAAGAGATGAATTCAAAGGTGTCAAAGACTTACTACAATTTGACAAAAAGGCACACGAAATTTTTAGAAACTGGTATACAGATGGTAGACTATACTATCACAAGGTTATAGACACAACAAAACCAGACGAAGGTATACAAGAAGTAAGATATATTGACTCTCTCAAACTAAAATTTATGAGAGTAAAACCTACCAAGGAAAGAGGTCAAAAAGGAGCAGAAGGAATACCTGTTTTACCATACTCAGGTGAGTCAACGATTACTAAAGATACTAAGATAGAGGAATTCTACACTTATTACCCACAGGGTATGGCACAGAAGTACGGTTCTGTTGCAGGTAAGGGTATAAGAATAGCAAAAGATGCGATCACATACGTACATTCAGGTCTCGTTGATCGTAATAAGAAGATTACTCTCTCTTATCTTCACAAAGCAATCAAAGGACTCAATCAATTACGTATGATTGAGGATTCTCTGGTCATATACAGACTCTCAAGAGCACCAGAACGTAGAATATTCTACATTGACGTGGGTAATTTACCTAAGGTCAAGGCAGAACAGTATCTACGAGACGTTATGAGTCGTTATCGTAACAAATTAGTATATGATGCGAACACAGGTGAGATAAAAGACGATAAGAAGTTCATGTCCATGCTTGAAGACTTCTGGTTACCACGTAGAGAAGGTGGTAGAGGCACAGAAATCTCTACTTTACCTGGTGGACAGAATCTAGGTGAACTTACAGACATAGAATACTTCCAGAAAAAACTATATCGTTCATTGAACGTGCCAGAATCACGCATAGGTGCTGATAGTGGATTTAATCTTGGCAGATCTTCTGAAATACTTAGAGACGAACTTATGTTCAGTAAGTTTGTAGGTAGATTGAGAAAAAGATTCAGTGGTTTATTCATTGATTTACTCAGAACACAATTGATACTCAAGAATATTGTGACTCCTGAGGACTTTGACAAGATGGCAGAGCACATACAGTTTGACTACAAGTATGACAACCACTTTGCAGAACTCAAAGATCATGAGTTGATGACTGAGCGTCTCAATATCATGGTTGCTATTGAACCATACATCGGCACATACTATTCAAGAGATTTTGTTAAACGTAAAGTTCTACGTCAGACAGATGAGGAGATAGAAGAGATGGCACAGGAGATGGAAGAAGAGAATGAGGCAGGTATAGGTGTGCCACTTGAGACGCAGAATCAAATGATGCAAGGTGCGATAGATGCAGAGGCACAAAGACAAGGTAACTTAGGTAAAAACAAATCTGAACCCTCTCTTGACAATAAGAAAAATGGAGGACGCACAGAAGCACCAGATATAGATATTAAAAAAGCAAAAATATGAAGATCTACTTTGATGGATGCTCCTTCACTAATGGAGGGTATCTTTTTGCAAGGTATGGAATTGATGATTGGAAGGAAAAAAGATGGTCTAAGTTATTAGCAAATAAATTAGGTGGAGAAGAATATAATTACTCAAGTAGTGGAGGATCTAATCAACGTATACTCAGAAACATTACAGTAAATCACGACATACGTGATTATGATCTTGCTGTAATTCTGATGACACGTTCTGAAAGAACTGAGTTTTTTCATAATGGAAAGTTTATACACGTATTGCCATCAAAACAAGATTATAAGAGTGAAGAAATATCTAAGTTCTGGGAGTCATATTATAAAAACATACATGATAGAAAATATGCAAAGACATATGAAGAGATGATTAGAAAATCAATCAAAGCAATATGCGAATCAAATAATGTTCCTTTAGTATTGATGAGTAATCGATGGACAAACGAGGGATCTTATGATTTAATAATTTCATGTAAGAAATATGGAAGAATAAGTCCTAATGATAAACATCCGAGTTTAGAGTCACAATCTATAATTGCTGATGATATTTACAACTTTATAAATATAACTAGCGTTTTATAATATTTGAATGGATTCTGCTGAATTTATCGACATGATCGCAAACGATGCTCCGTCTGCGGAAGTATCTGATGCTTTGAAACAAATGATGTTTGCAAAATCTGCTGAGTTTGTGGATGCTGCTGCACCTGAGGTTGCTAAAACTTTGTTTGGCGAACCTGAGGAAGGCGATCCCTTACCAGAGGTGGGTGATGGTTTTGAAGAACCAGAAGCAAACGCTGAACTTGAACAAGAACCTGAACAGGAAGAAGAATGAGTGCATCACAACCACTATCATTAGTAACAGATTATGGTGAACTTAGCAGTGCTAACGCAACGTCTGCTGTAACCTCTGCTCAGACAGTGAAGACTGGTGTGCTTTACGTAGTCTGTTCGGAAGCAAAAGCAGGTGGACACATAGCAGTTTGCAATAGTGCAAACCAAGCAGGTGTTGGATCATTTCATGTAGCGAAGGGAGATTCATTCCTCTATCGTTATGGACATCCAGCTAAAGCACCAGTTTCTGCTATAAGTAAAGCGAGCAATGCAGTTATAACTATTGATCATACAGATACAAAATTACAGGTAGGTGACTTCGTTACCCTCTCTGGATCATCTGTAGGTACATACAATAGCACGATTGCACACAAAGAGATTACAGCGATTCAAAGACCACAAAGAGTCAATGAATTCAAAACAACTATCACAGTTGACGCTGACACATCATCTCTAGCAGATTTTACTGGTACAGCAACATTATCCAAGTCTGTCATATTCAGACTGGCACCCGAAACAGCATCGGGTTGTACGTTACACTTACATGAGGTAGGAATAGGATGAAGTTAATTTCAGAAGAAATAGAATCAGTCGATATTCTTACTGAGGAGAAAGACGGAAAGAAAACTCTTTATATTCAAGGTCCGTTCTTACAGGCAGAGATAGTAAATCGCAACAAACGTTGCTACCCTCTCTCTACTATGATGAACGAGGTAAAGAGATACAATGAAGCGTTCGTGTCTAAAGGACGTGCACTAGGAGAACTAGGGCATCCAGACGGACCGCAAATAAACCTTGATCGTGTATCACACAAGATATGTTCTCTTACACAAGAGGGTAATAATTTTGTGGGTAAAGCACAGATCTTGAGTACACCTATGGGTAAGATCGCAGAATCACTTTTAGATTCTGGTGTAAAACTCGGTGTATCATCAAGAGGTATGGGATCTATCGTAAACAAAGAAGGTGTTTCTTATGTTGGCGAAGACTTCATGCTTGCTACTGCAGCAGACATCGTTGCTGATCCATCTGCACCTGACGCATTCGTAGATGGCGTAATGGAAGGCAAGGAATGGGTATGGGAAGGTAGCGTTTTGCGTGAAAAAAATGTCTCTAACATTAAAAAGAGTATAAATACTTTGGTGGATTCTAAGAAACTAGACGAGTACAAGCTTTCTTTATTTGAAAAGTTTCTAAACAATCTATAATTGTCTAAATAATAACATAAAATTCTAAGGAACTAAGGACTGGCAACAATGACCGCAGCAAATAGCGAACTACATGAGATGGAGAACCAGGTCACCAAAGGATCTAAACCTGCGGAACCTATGCCAAAAACTCCAAATTATGTACCCGATGCAGGGGGAACAGGCGTAGAAGACCTCGGAGGTCCTACACCACAAAATAGCAAACCTGATGACATGAGTAATAAACTCAAGACACCAGCAGCAAAGTTTGCACAAACAGGTGACGCTCACTTCAAAGGAAGTGCGGGAGCAGTCCATCACGACGGTCCCTTAGGAAACCAAAAAGATGGCATGAAGTCATCTGGATACGGCAGAGGTGCTAATGAAGAAACAGAAGCAACTGATGAAGTTGTAGCAGAAGCACCCGAACAAGAAGCTCCAATAGGAGATATTGAAATCGATCTTGAAGACGATGTACAAGCATTGTTTGAAGGAGAGAAACTATCTGAGAGTTTCAAAGAAAAAGCACGTACAGTCTTTGAGACAGCCGTAATGTCAAAGATTGCTATCGTAAAGGAATCGCTTGAAGCAGACTATGATGCTTACATCCAAAAAGAAATGGGTGAATACAAAGCATCGCTTCAAGAACGAGTAGACTCATACTTGCACTATGTTGCAGAAGAGTGGATTACTGAAAATGCACTCCAAGTAGAGTCGGGAATCAGAGGTGAACTCTCTGAATCCTTCTTGACTGGCCTCAAAGGTCTTTTTGAAGAACATTATGTCGAAATCCCTGAAGACAAATATGATGTACTTGAGGCAATGGTCACCAAACTAGATGAAATGGAGACAAAACTCAACGAACAGATTGATAGCAACATTGCATTGACAAACCGTCTATCAGCATCTGTCTCCGATAACATCCTTGATGAAGTTAGCGAAGGACTTGCTCTTTCACAGAAAGAGAAGCTTGCCGAGCTATCCAGAGGTGTTGAGTTTGAGAGTGAAGAACAGTACAGGGAAAAATTAGACGCACTAAGGGAATCTTATTTCAATAAGAAACCTATCGTCGAATCCCAAGAAGTCATCTCTGAAGACGCTCCCGTTGTGGAGAACACCGCAGCGATGGATGCATACCTTCAAGCACTGACCAAGTTCAATTAGTCAACACTTAAATTCAATCAAAAGTAAATTCCATGTTTAACTCTGGACAACTCCAGAAGAAGTGGCAACCCTTACTTGAGGCGGAAGGTCTAGACAAGATCTCCGACAATCACAGAAAGGCAGTTACTGCTCAACTTCTAGAAAACCAAGAAAGATTTCTAAGAGAGGAGAGAGCATTCTTATCAGAAGCACCTCCTACAGTAAACACAGACCCATCAGGCACAGGCAATCCAGGTTTCTCTGGTAGTGCTGCTGTTGGTGGACCTGTAGCTGGTTTCGACCCAGTTCTTATTTCATTGATCAGAAGATCTATGCCTAACTTGGTGGCATATGACCTTGCTGGTGTACAACCAATGAATGGACCTACTGGACTTATCTTTGCGATGAGAAGTCGCTTCGATAATCAGAACGGAACAGAAGCATTATTCAACGAACCAGATTCAGCATTCTCAGCACAGAACAATGCAGCATCTCTTACACAGGGTGACTACACTGGTGCTACAGATGGCGACTCTGACGTTGGTTTCGGTACAACTGCACAAGGCGGTTCAAACCCATCTATCTTAAATGGTGGTGCTGAAAACGCATACAGTACTGGACAAGGTTTCAAGACACAAGATCTTGAAAAGTTAGGGGATAACACCACTAACAATGACTTTAGAGAGATGGCATTCTCAATCGAGAAGGTCAGCGTGACTGCGAAGTCAAGAGCTCTAAAGGCAGAGTACAGTCTAGAACTTGCTCAAGACTTGAAAGCAATCCACGGATTAGATGCTGAAGCTGAACTCGCAAATATTCTCTCAACAGAGATACTTGCAGAGATCAACAGAGAGATCATCCGTACAATCTACAAGTCTGCTGAAGCAGGTGCTCAAACAAACACAGCGTCAACTGGTGTGTTTGACTTAGACACTGACTCAAACGGAAGATGGATGGTTGAGAAGTTCAAAGGTATGATCTTCCAGCTAGAGAGAGATGC